CTGGCAGGTCATGGTGGTGGGCGACATTGGCGCGCAATTGATCACCCCGGAGTTCCCGTCCGCCACTCCAAAGGCGGTATATCCGGTCTGGCGTCACGGCGCCCAGAGTCTTGACCGCCTGATCGGCTTGATGCGAGAGAAGCACGACCCGCGCCAGTCCTCCAAGACCAACGTGCCCCGGTACCGGCAACGCCCGAATCAGGATCACGTCGTCGTCGTCAACGACCTCCCAAACCTCACGACCAAGCTCGGCCAGAGCTTCGCTGCGCTGCTCGCTGAGCTTCAGGACGAGAACCCGCAGTGCAAGGTCTACGTGCACGGCCTCTATTCATGGCCATGGATCATCGGCGGCCACTTCGCCGCCGCCGACTTCGAAGCCCGCATCCCTGCCGCCTCTGGCAATGTCTTGCTGCCGAGCGGCCGGTTGATTCACCACACGAAGCTCGAACCTCACACCAAGTGGGTGCACATGCTGGGCTGGACCCTCCCTGAGCTCGAGGTGCCGGCCAACCGGTGCAAGTTCATCATTGAATCCCATAGGTGGGGTGCCGAGAACGCTCACACCGACCTCATGGACATCAACACCGTCCCTCGCAAGAAAGTCAGCAACAGCGACTTTGCCGACATCTTGAACGGTCGATCCATCGAGATGGCCAAGACCGCCACTCCGATCCGCCCCCTGGCCGCCCCGGTCCGCAGCGGCGAACGACTGCCCGGTGACCGCTTCTTCTGCGATGCGTGCTCATACGCCAACAACTGTCGCGCCTATCGAAAAGGGAGCATTTGCGCCGTGCCTGACTCTGAATCAGACGAACTAGCCCAACACTTCAAGACCCGCAACTCTGACCTCATCATCGAGGGCCTGGGCAAGCTCATGCAGGGGCAGCTCTCACGCCTCGCTGAAGGCCAAGCCCAAGAGAAGATCAGCGGCGAACTGGACCCTCACGTCACCAAGATGTCGGACGGCCTCTTCAAGCAGGGCATCCAGCTGGCCAAGCTGGTCGACCCGAGTCTGCGTTCGGCTGCGATCGCCGTGAACGTGGGCGCCAACTCTGCTTCTGTGCAGGTCGGCTCGGGCCAACAGGAGAGCACCCACCAGCTGGCATCGCGAGCTATCGCGCGGCTCGAGGCGGGCGGCGTCCCACGAAACCACATCACCGAGGATCTGGTTCGCAAGGCCATGTTGGCCGACGACATGGATGAGCTGATCCGCACAGAGGCTGCTCGCTTCGAGCTGGAAGAGTTCATTGATGTCGACGAGGTCGAATGACAGCGATCGGCAAGCCCGTGAATCGGGGTCAGACCCATCCTGGATGCACCTACGTCGCCATCGGAAAGGACTTTTCCAACGGTCGTCGTCTCTGGTGGTGCAACAAGTGCGGATGGATCGACTGGGAGGACGTACCGCCCAATGGCTGACACGGAAGAGAAACCAACACTGACGCCGGCCAAGATGCTGATGACCGGTGATGACTTCAGTCTTGATGACGAGATCACTTGGCTTCTGAAGCACCCGCAGTTCGCGGAACGGCCGGCAACGCTCCGGGAGTTCCTCGGCCCCGAATATCTCAACATCGACTCCGGTGTTCGTGATTCGATCCGCGAAGTGCTGGCCGAGCTGCTCGGGGAAGAGGTGAACCCGGACCGGCCGACCGAGTTCGAGCTCGCGATCTTCACCGGCGGAATCGGCATCGGCAAGACGACTCTGGCCGCCATCCTTCTGCCCTACCTGGTCCACTGGTGCCTCTGCTTGAAAGATCCGCAAGGCTACTTCGGCCTGCTTCCGGGCTCGCGTATCGCGTTCATGCTCATGTCCACCAGCGCCACCCAAGCCAAGGAGGTTCTGTTCGGTGACATCAAGGCCCGCCTGAGCTACTCGGCTTGGTTCGGGAAGTACCCCTGGGACAAGAGCTTCAAGAATCAGCTGCGGTTCGACAAGGATATCTGGATCGTCCCTGGTGACAGTTCTGAAACCACGTTCGAGGGTTACAACATCCTCGGGGGGATTCTGGACGAAGCCGACAGCCACAAAATCACCAAGGCCAAGGACTACGCCCAGCAGGGCTACGAGACGATCTTCAACCGCATGTCATCGCGGTTCGAGGACCGCGGCTTCCTGCTGATCATCGGCCAGATGAAGAAGTCGGTCGGATTCGTCTCTCGCAAATACGAAGAGTTCGAAGCGAATCCCGCTTGCCACGCCACACGCCTCACAATCTGGGAATCGCGTGGTGACGCCTTCTACGCTGACGAGAAGAACGAAGTTCACAAGTTCTGGTACGACGTGGCCCGGAAACAGATCGTCCCCGAAATCGCCGTCAAATCCATGGGCGTCACAGAGAACCTGCTCCACATCCCCGCCATCTACAAAGAGCAGTTCAAAACGAACCCAGAGAAGGCCCTCAAGGACTTGGCCGGCATACCGCCAGCGGTCACGGACCCCTTCATCACCCTGACTCACCGGATCTTCGCATGTCGAGATCGGTGGGTCGAAAGCAACGGCCCCACTGGGCCGATCACCGTCGAGGGTCGGATCGAGCCGTGGTTCAGGGCGCCGAACACGATCAAGCGGGTGGCCCACATGGACCTCGCGTATTCCGGCGACGGTGACGCTGCCGGAATCGCCATGGGCCACATCTCTGAAATGATCGAGATGGACGGCGAGCTGAAGCCGTACATCGTCATCGACGTGCTCTACCGGGTTCGGGCAGGCTCGGGCCAGGAGATCTTCCTCGGTGATCTGCGCCGCTTCATCTACTCGCTCCGAGACGATCTGGGTTTCAAACTCGAGTTGGTCACCATGGACGGCTTTCAGTCCAAGGACACCGAGCAGCAGCTTCAGCGCAAACGGTTCTCCACTGATTACGTCTCTGTCGATCGCAAGGTTCTCCCGTACCACGACCTTCGTGAAGCGATTTACGAGAACCGGATCGAGTTCCCGCCGTACATGGTCAATCTGGTTCCGGGTCAGCCCGAGCAGGTCGAAATCCTGATCAAGGAACTCACGGAACTCATGGATACGGGAGCGAAGATCGACCACCCTACGAACGGATCAAAGGACGTGGCTGACGCTCTGGCGGGTGTCACCACAACCCTCGTCGGCCATCGTCGCTACCACCGCAAAGTTCGGTCGTCCAGCGACTTTATGATCGGCGCGGGAGGCTCCCAGCCGCCTTCGCACCCAGCAATGAGTGGGTCCATCACACATCCTGCATTCAACGGGGGCACCAGCAATGGAATGCCGCTTCCCCCAAGATTCAACGGGAGTTGAAACGTATGAACACCCTCTATGTGTCCGACAAGAACAATCGGACCCAGACCGCCGACGAGTACCGCAAGACGCAGTCGGTCTACAAGAAAGCTCCACCACCCAAGACCGGTGAAGCGTTCGGCCCCACTTGGAACAACGGCACCAGTGCCGGCTACACCATGCCGGGCGGCGCCATCATGGTGTTCGACCTCGACAAGTTGACCTTGCAGGACTACCGCCAGATGCGGAACCACTACCAGATCAACATTTCCCTCTCGCTTCTCAGCTTCATGGTTCACCAAGTGGACTGGAAGATCGAGTGTAAAGATCCCCGGATCAAGAGCTTCATCGAGCAGAACATCCACGAAATCTGGACCCGCATGATCCGAGCGATGTCGCCAGCGTTCTGGTCCGGCTACGCACCGATCGTCATCCAGTACGAGAACGACGGCCGGATCGGCAAGATCAAAGCGTCGAAGCTGAAAGACATCGCGCCTGAAGACGCTCGAGTCAACTGGAAAGAAGTCGACGGTTACGCCGGAGGGCAGCGGGCCAAGCCCAAGCTCAAGGTGTTCGACGGCATGAACATCCACGGACAGAGCGAACCAGTCCCACCAGAGAACAGCCTCTGGTACCCGCTCCTGATGGAGGGCGGCGACCACTACGGGCGCAAGATGCTCAAGCCGGCATTCCCCAGCTGGTTCTTCAGCCAGATCATGCACCTCTACGCCAACCGCTACTTCGAACGGTTCGGTGAGCCCATCCCCGTTGGCCGTGCACCCTTCGATGATGAAGTCGACCAGGGCGACGGCACCACGAAATCGGGCAAGGACGTGATGGTCGACGTGCTTCAGGGCCTGCGAAACCGCGGCTCGGTCGTGCTCCCCTCTGATCGTGCACCGGGCGCCATTGGCGACAAGTCCGACTTCGAGTACCAGATCAGCTACATGGAATCCCAGATGCGTGGCGCCGACTTCGAGCGGTACCTGACCCGCCTCGATGAAGAGATGTCACTCGGCATCTTCACGCCAGTGCTGCTCTACCGGACCGCCGATGTCGGCTCATACAACCTGGGCGAAGCCCACATGCAAATCTTCCTGATCATGACGAACGCTCTGATCGCGGACATGGCCGAATACATTAACCGGTACCTCGTGGACCGGCTCGTGGACTTCAACTTCAGCCCGAAAGCCCCTCGGGCTCGGCTGGTGACCCGCAAACACGGCAAAGAGGCTCAGGCCACGCTCCGTGCGGTGCTGATGGCTATGATCCAGACCGAGCGCGTAGGTGTGGATGTTGTCGATCTTGGTCAGTCGCTCGGCATGAAGGTGCACGAGATCGAACAACTCACCCAAGATGACGGCACCACCGAACCGGGCCAGACAATTGACGACGGCGAACGCTCCCCCGCCAACCTGTCCCGCATCGGGGACCAGATGGTCGATCGGG